TAGGTTTTATTTCACCACCAAACGACTCAAAGAGGCATTGAAATGGATCAAGAAGGGTCAAGACGGCTGACACTGGTTCAGGGTGGCTTAGATAGGCCCGAGCAGGTTTTAGAGCCTATCGTGGAGAAGGTTTATGGCCGAAATACCCCAAGAATCCACTCACGCTTGCGTCCAGACTTACCAAGTCGAGGCCAAGAGCTCATCGATTTCAGTAATTCGATCGGATTCCCATTGCTACCTTGGCAGGAATGGCTCGCCATTGAATCGCATCGTGTCAAGGATGACGGGCGCTGGCTCCATCCGCTTGTGCAGCTAGTGGTCGCTCGTCAGCAAGGAAAGACGACATTCATGAAGCAGCGCATTCTCATGGGACTTTTCGAATGGGACAATCGGCTCCAGATCGGCACAGCTCATCGATTGACGACATCGCTGGAAACATTCAGGGATCTAGTCCACACGATTGAAAGCAATGAAGGGCTGGCCAAGCAAGTCAAGCGCATCCGCTGGGCTCACGGATCCGAAGAGATCGAAACGCTTACCGGTAATCGCTACATGGTCAAGGCTGGAGCAGCTGCCGCTCGCGGTATTTCAAAGCCAGAGACAGTCCACATTGATGAAACGCGTGAACTTAAAGACGAAACTACTTGGGCCTCATTGAGATACACGATGATGGCCGCCGAGAATCCTCAGCTGTGGTCATATTCCAACGCTGGCGATCAGCACTCGATTGTCCTCAATCAATTACGCGAGCGCGGACTAGCTGCCGCGTCTGGGGCCGTCGATGACATCGGTTATTTTGAATGGTCGAGCGATTACGACATGATCGACGATTCCCCTAAATTCTGGGCAGGGGCAGCAATGGCCAATCCGGCGCTGGGTCACACAGTCCACATCGACAATCTAAAATCGGTCATGAACGATCCGCCGGATGTAGTCCGCACCGAAGTCTTGTGCCGTTGGGTGCAAACAATCGACAGCGCGATCCCGTCTGGCGAATGGGCTGAGTGTGCAATCGATGGGATAGATTTAGACTTGGAGAGGACTGTCTGGCTTGGGCTGGACTGTTCACCGGATCGAAAGAACGCGGCGCTTGTCGCAGCGCAGCACATGGATGACGGTCAATTCTTGGTCAAGCTGTTGCACACATGGCACAATCCCATTTCACTCGATGACAAATCGATCGCCAATGACGTGGCCGAGTATTATCGAAAAATGCCGGTCGAGGTCGTAGCATTTAGCAAGCGCACATCGTCGGCGATTGCATCGAGGCTTGTCCCAGCTGGAATCCCGATTGCTGACATCGATGGCGCACTGTACGGACAAGCGTGCGACGAATTCTTAGGAGCGGTTACATCGAAGAGATTGAGGCACATCAATCAGCCAGAGCTGACGAAGCAAGTCCTATCGGCGGCCAAGTTACGCTTTGGGGATGGTGGATGGATCATCGGTCGGAGAGCATCACAGTCCACTGTATGCGCGACGGTTGCGAGTGCGCTAGTCACGCATTTCGCGACACGCGAAGGGACGGATCTTGACATAATGGTATTTTGAGAGTACCGATCAAATAAAATTTACGCATGGGATTATTCGATCGCCGCTCAAAGCCTATGCCGGATGACCAAGTCATCGACGCATCACTGGCGCCTGTAAATTCGCTTGACTCAATCGGCGCACCTTATTTCGGCGGCGTGCAAAGCGCATCGAGAAGTGACGCGATGGGCGTGCCGGTAATCGCTCGCGCTCGCGGAATTATTTGCAGCACTGTCGCATCGCTACCTTTGGAAACGAAAGTCAAGGGCACAAATGAGCGCGTCGGATCAGTAAGAATTATCAATCAGCCAGATCCACGCATCACAGGCGCAGAATTTTGGGCATGGATCAGCGAGGATTTACTATTTCGTCCAGCCGCGTATTGCATGGTCATGTCCAGATATGCGGACACCGGTCGCATTCAATCGATGGAGCGTGTAGCACCTGAGCGCGTCGGCGTATTCACAAACGCCAATGGCACACAGATCGAAAGCTATACAGTGGACGGCGTACCTATCGCGCCGGATGACCTTGTCGTATTTGGCAACATGCAAGAAGGATTACTTAATCGCGCAGGCCGTACAGTAAGAGCAGCTCACGCGCTAGAGCGTGCAGGATTAGATTTTGCGCAGAATCCAGCGCCACAAATGATCGTCAAAACAAACGGCACGAATTTGCCCAAGGAAAGATTGCAAGCGCTGAAAGAAACATTCCTTAATCGCACAAGCAAATCGATCACAGTATTAAATGCTGACGTGTCACTGGACACTGTCGGATTCGATCCCAAGCAAATGCAAATGAACGAAGCTAGACAATACTTGGCTTTGGAATTGTGCAGAGCGATCGGATTACCGGCATGGTTCGCATCAGCTGATCCGTCATCGATGACATATTCCAACGCTGTCAATCAGCGCCGCGATTTGATCGATTTCTCAATTCGTCCAATCCTGACAATCATTGAGCAGCGCCTATCACTCACGGATTTCACCCCAGCCTCACAATATATCCGCTATAACTTAGACGATTTCTTGCGTGGCAATCCTTATGAGCGCGCGCAAGTGTATGAAATTCTCAACCGCATCGGAGCAATGAGTCCAGAAGAAATCAGAGAAATGGAAGACCTTGTATCATGAAGCTAACGACACCAATCCAGATCACGGCCGCCGATTCCGATTCACGGACAATCACCGGACGCATCGTGGCATTTGATGAAGAAGCAAACGCATCGACCGGCAAAGTAATCTTTGCAAAGGGATCGATTCAGCCTGCCGACGTATTTCTCAACCTAGAGCATGACAGAACACGCAGGATCGGGCGCAGCTTGTCCATGTCAATGGATGGCGATTCAGCAATAAACGCAACATTTAAAATCAGTCAGACACAGGCAGGCAATGACGCATTGATCGAAGCGATGGAAGGATTACGCGACGGGATGAGTGTGGAATTAGCCGTCCAAGATTATGTCCAAGAAAAGGGCTACATGAAAGTCCTCAAAGCAGAATTGACAGGCGTAGCACTTGTATCAGAGCCAGCCGTAAGAAGCGCACGCGTCACCGAAGTCGCAGCGATGGAAGATGAAGAAGAAGAGAAAGAAGAATACGAAAATTCCGAATCCGATGTGGAAGAGGATGCAACATCAACAGAAAAGGATGATGAAGTGGATAACACCGTAACACAAGCGGAAGCCGTCGAAACGGTCGAAGCCGCACAATCAGTCACAGCCGCCGCAACAGTAGGCGGATTTACAGCCAAGCCACGATTGGATTTCTCAGCTACCAAGCAGCTCGAAATGACAATCAAGGCGACACTCGGATCAGAGGATGCACGTGCTTATGTACGCGCGGCAGCTGATACCACAGACAACGCAGGCTTGGTCCCTACACGCCAGCTCACCACCGTAATCAACGGGCTCGCAAACGCAACACGTAGCAACATCGACGCGATCTCACGTGGCACATTGCCAGATGCCGGTATGACTTTCGAGATCCCAAAGATCACACAGCTACCAAGCATCACAGTCGAAGCCGAAGGCGGAACACTTGCAGATGTCGATCAGACATCAGAATTTCTTAGCGTGTCAGTGGCTAAGTACTCAGGACAGCAGACATTCAGCGTCGAGCTATTTGATCGCTCATCACCACTCTTCATCGATGAGCTTATGCGCAATATGGCCGCACAGTACGCAAAGGTCACAGACACAGCCGTAAATGCTGCAATCATTTCTGGAGCATCAGCTGATGCAACAACCACGACAACATATCCAACAGCTGCCGAATTGCTTGGCATCATCGCTCGCGGTGCTGCATCAGTTTATTCAGGCACACAAGGATTTGCTCGCAATATCATCATGAACACATCTCAGTGGTCAAATGTGATGACACTTAACGATTCAGGCCGTCCAATCTATAACGCAGCACAGCCACAAAATGCTGGCGGCGTTGTACGTCCGGATTCAGTACGTGGAAACGTTGCAGGGCTCGATCTATTCGTCACCGCTAACACAGCCGCGACAACAGACACCGATGGATCGATCTTGATCGTTAATCCAGAGGCTTATACATGGTACGAGTCACCTACTTATCAGCTACGCGCTGACATCGTGAACACCGGCCAGATCAATATCGCGATGTATGGCTACGGCGCAATCGCGACCAAGATCGGCGCAGGCGCTTTCAAGAATAACAAGGCGTAATCGCTACCAATTAGACATGGGTCGCGTCGCTCCCGACGCGGCCCAGTAGATGAAGGGATGGGCTCATGTCAGCAATCGTTACAGCGTCACAGCTGCGATCAATTCTTGGCGTGAGCTCATCACTTTACAATGACGCATATTTAGATGAAATCATCGACACAGCCGAAGGCGTTATCTTGCCTATGCTGACACAAAACACGACAGCGATCGTCAGCTATAAATTGACATCCAATGTCGCATATTTTTATGTAAGAGAGCCACACACTTTCGTGGCTGGCCAATCAGTAATCGTCACAGGATTGCCGTCACCATTTAGCGCGACACATACAGTCTTGTCATCGGATGAACTATATTTTACGGCCGCGCTAACAAATGCAGATGTCCAGATCCGTCAGATCATTCCAAACGGCATCGCAACACTATCCGGCTATGGCGCGGCCACACTTTACATCGGAAACTCAAACGTAGAAAGCGCGATCCTTGCGGTATCCGTTGAAGTATTCCAAAGCCGTACAGCGGCAGGCGGTCAGATCGAAGGCGTCGATTTTGGCGTTACGCCGTACAGAATGGGCCGAAGCCTCACAAATCGCTGCATCGGGCTCCTTGGTAATTTGATCGACACTCGATCGATGGTGAGCTGATGCCAGCCTCATCCATAGCCGCCAATGTACGCGGCACTCTAAAGACAGCCATTCAAAACGTCGCAGCCAATACTTATGACAGCGTCCCAGAAGCGCCGATCGTGCCATTCGTGGCAATCGTGCCGACAAACCCTTATTTGGAATGCAATCTCATCGGCACATCGACCCGTGTCAAGGTCAATCTTGTCCTGACAGTCGGCGTCGCTATGCACTCGAACGCGGCAGCGCTTGACAATATCGAGCAGCTAGTCATGAGCATTCTGGCGGTTATTCCGTCAGGCTACACGGTCGGATCCGTGTCTAATCCAACCCCGATCATGATCGCAGCGTCGGAAATTCTGGCGTGCGAGATTGAACTATCAACGCAATACACTCAAACAAACTAGGAGAAAAAATGCCAACGACCGTCATCACCGGACGCGATCTTGTACTGACGATCGCTGCCGCAAATTACGACGCACAAGCGTCATCAGTAACATTGAGCAATGAACACACCATCGAAACATTTCAGACATTGGACGGCCGCGCTTACAAGGCGATTGATGACCAGTGGACACTTGAAGTCGAAATGCTCGCCGACTGGGGCGTAGCCTCATCACTATGCGAGGCAATGTGGACAGCGTGCGAAACCGCACCAAATACCACTTTGGCCGTATCACTCACAGCTGTCACTGGCGCGGTATTTACTTGCAACGTGTTGCCG